AAATCGTCCCAAATAGCAAATGCCCATCGCTTATCTATTGCACCTAAACAGTAAGCCATAAATTCTTTTTCGTAATCTTCCATTATTACACCTCGACAAAAATTTTTAGGTGTGCCTAAATTTCAACATTTGTTGACATCTTTCGATGGTAGCACCTTTAGACACACCTACTTATTATTTAACAGGTTTGAAATATAGTGTGCCAAAAGTGACACACATATTAATATTGCATATCATCACTTATAAATGTTATTATTTTATTAAAAAATTCACAACTATAAATAATACTTATTACATAAATAGTAATATTTAATTCTGGAGTATTTATTTTGGTTAGTGAAAAAGATTCTATAGATTTTTTAAGAAAGTGTTTTAAGGACCCAGTATATTTTGCTGAGCATATGCTATTTAATGAAGAAGGTCAATTATATCAATTAGAAGACCATCAAAAACTTATGCTTAGAGATAAAGATGCTATGAAGGTTTTCTTCTTAGGTCGTCGTATGGGTAAATCATTAACTGTTGCTATGTATTCTATTTGGAAATGTTTCTTTAATTCATATTATAAGATATATATCTTATCACCAACTCAACAACAATCACGAGATTTAGCTGATACTGTATCAGATATGATATCTAGGTCATCTTTAGTTTTAGATTTATTAAAGACTGATAATGTATTTACTAAAGAATTTACAAATAAATCTAAAATAGATTTTAGAACTGCTGGTGGTAAAGAAAATACATCAAGCGTTATTGGTTCTGGTGTAAATTTACTTATTATTGATGAAGCTCAAGATGTTTCAGACCAATTATTTGCAAAAATTTTACCAATTGTTCGTGGACAACATGGTCGTTCTGAGTTAGTTCTAGCAGGAACACCAAGAAGTAAAAGAGGGTTTTTCTTTGAATCTATCTATAATTCATCAAAAATTTATCAAGATGATGAATTGATAGAAACTGATGGTAATGGTTTGTTTACAGTTTTTAAAAAGCCAACTGCCTTTATGAACGAAGATGACCAAATTATTAAATCTGGGACTCCTCGTATTACTATTGAGGAGCTTAAGCAGGATTTAGAAATTATCGATGTTTTAGAGTTTAGACAAGAATATTGTCTACAATTTTTAGATGATTTAAGTGTTGTATATAGTGATGATTTAATACAGGAAGCTAAACTCTTAGATGATGTCGATGGTTTTTATAGTACAAAACTATGCGTTGGTGGAATCGATATTGGTAGACAAAGAAATAATTCTGTATTAGTTATAGCTGAAGTTACACCATCAAGTACTTTGCAAACAAAATATTATAAAGCATTTCCTTTAGGAACACGATATCAAACCATTGCAGATTATTTAATTAAGATATTACCTAAAAAATTTCCAAATTTACGAAGATTAATATTTGATGCAACTGGTGTAGGTGTTGCGTTTTCAGAATTAATAGAAGGACGAACTTCTTATGAATTAGAAGAGTTTAAGTTCTCAAAAGAAAGTAAAAAATCATTAGTAGAAGCATCTGTATTAGCATTAGAAGAAGGAAATAATGTATTTATTCATAATAAAAAACTTATCAAAGAAATGCAAGGATATAAGAGAGAAAAAACTGAAAGTGGAAATATAGTTTATCTTAAAACTGTATCAGATGATTTTGTAGATGCTTTTAATTTATGTAATTATAATTTAAATTTTCCATTAAATTTTAGACAAAAACCTTTTGTAATGGATACAGGGTTTAAAATAGGAAGACCTCAAATAGACGGTGATAGTATATGGCATCCAGTAGGGAAGAATCAACAAAAAAGAAAAGTAGTGAACAGCTCAAAAAGAGTACGCAAAGCACAAAGAAGACGCATGTAGCTAAATTTGCTAAAGATGTTCAAAGATTAACTCAAGAAAATTATGACCAAAGTTTTGTATCATATAATGATATATATGGCTCAGACGACCTTGATTATGATTTAATTGATGGATTATATGAAAGTACAATATTAAATAGATTATTAAATAAAATAGCGGCAAATTGTGTTCCAGATATGTATAATGTCCAAATTTTTGATATGGATGGTAACAGAATGGATGATTTGGAGCTTTTATGTTCACAATATCATGCAAATTTTAGACGAAGTCAATTAAAAGAAATATTTTTATATATGCTATTATATGGAACTGTATTCACTTATATTGGAGAAAAAGAAGAGGATAGACCAGTTAATATCTTTAACATACATCCACAATACATAAAACCGGTAGTAAAAGATGGAGTTATTCAATCTTGGACATATAGTGCTGGACAAGAAGATGTAGATATTCCAGTAGAAGATATCTTATGTTTTGCTTATGATAGAAAATTAGATACTGTATATGGGCGTTCATTATTAGGCAGTTTAGTTCAAACATTACATTTATTATTAAATACTGAATTAAATGTTGCAGAAATTGTAGATAAGTTTGCTATACCTATTATTCATTGGTTAGTTGAGTCAGAAGAAGACCAAGAATTATCAGACCAAGAATTAAACGATATTGTTCAATCTATTCAAAATCAATATGAGTATTCTAATGATGTATTAACTGATGCTAGAATAACTACAGATGTTATTGGCTCAGCTGATGGTCAATATAATTTACCGGAGATATTACAAGAGTTAAAAGAATCCTTAGGTATATTAAGTGTTCCATTCCAACTTATTGGTGGTAAAGCTGATAATTTATCTGCTATTAAAGTTCAAGTTGCTCAATATTTATCTGATTTACAAAATTATCAATTAATCGTATCAGATGCTTTAATTGAACAATTTTATAAACCATTCTTAGAAAGTCAAGGTAAGATACTTGGAGATGATTATCTTAATATTTATCTTGTATTCCCTGTATTGAGCGCTGAAGCAAATTCAGATGCTGCTTCATGGATATTCCCAGCAATTAAATATGGTTTAATATCTAGAGATGAAGCTAGAGCGCAATTAGGATTTAGAGGTAAATCGTTAAGTGTAGATAGTATAGAATTTATTGATACATCATTAAGAGAGATAGTAGAAGCTAGTACTCAAAATAATAATAATGGAAGTAGCAGTTCTGTAGATGATACATCTAGAGCTGGTGATGGTGCTGATAATGACAAAACACCAACTAATAAATCTGGAAAGGGTGACTCAAATGACAAAAAAAGTCAAAGACAACAACAAAAAAAATGATATTATGAATGGTATAGAAGATAATGGAGAAGTATTTTTGTGGATATGCGAAAATTGTGGCGAACAATTATTAAGTAATATTAGCTTATTAAGATGTTCAAAATGTGGAAGTAAAAATATAAAAAAATATAATCATCATACATGGGATGCTTTACTTGAATAATAAAAAATCAATTAATTCATATAAAAAGTTGTATAGAGTTGCTGAAGAGATTTTAGACGATAGAGGTCAAGCGACGAGTAATGAAATCGCTAATGTTATTATTGATAAATATAAAACAAATAATTTAAATGTAAATGGTCGTAGTATTACATATCATTTAAAACAAAGAGGATATCCAAAAACACGCAAATATAGATGCGGAGGATATGTTTTCTACAAAAAACCATAATTTTCTTTTTTTCTATTTTTTTTAAAAAATTCATTTCTTTATATACCCTAAAATTCTTATCTATTTTTATATCATTGTGAAGGTGACATAATGGAAGAAAATGAATTTAAAATAAATAACACTTTTTCTGTCAATGACGATGATAGCGAACCTACACTTAAAGGATTGGCTATTCATGAAGGAAGATATAGAAAAATCTTTGAAATAGAGCCATCTCAAATAAGTAAGTGTTCTAAATCAATTACAAAAGCTAAATTAATGAAGGACCATAGTCATTCAGTTGATGATATTATAGGATTAGTTAAAACTGGTAAAACTATAACTGACCCTGAAACTGACACTAAGGCTGTGCAATATACAGCTAAAATTGACCCAGAGGAAACTGAACTTATTCGTAAAATTAAAATGGGCTATATTGATTCAGTATCAATTGGATTTAATTTTGATGCTCATTGTTCAACCTGTGGAAAACCTTTTGAAGAATGTTCACATTGGTTTGGCGACGAAAATGACACTCATATTTTAATGAGAAATATTGAAATACCAGAATTATCACTAGTGTATGCAGGTGAAGATAGAGATGCAACAGTTAGTGCAGATTTCAGTATTGAAAAATTTAAAAAAGAATTTAAGGATAAAAAAAGTGATTTTATGACTGAAAAAACTATCGAAGAGTTACAACAAACTGTTTCCGATAAGGAACAAGAAGTTAAAGATGTAACCGAGAAGTTTGAAAAAGAACTTGAAAATAAAACTAAAGAGTTTGAAGCTTTTAAAGAAGACAAACTTAGTGCTATTACAAGATTAACTGCGGAAAGAAATCAATTCGAAAAAGAATTAAAAGAAGCTAATGCAGAATTAGAACAATTCCATCAAGCTGTTGAAGAACAAAAACAAGCAGAACTTGATGCAAAAGTAGATGAAATTTATGCTATCGCAGAAAAACTTAATGTAGCAGATACAATTGATGTTGAAAATGCTGATGAAACTTTTATTGACAGTACTTTAGGCATGTTAAAAGAGTTAGATGAAAAAACTCCACAAATAGGTCAATTTAAAGATGACCAAGAAGATGTCTTAGAAAAAAATACTACACAAAAGTTCCATATAGAAAAATTCTTTAACAAACAATAGGTGATTTAAATGGATACAAGTGGTGACCAATTTACTGTTAAAGCTGGAGAAGAAATAGTAGATGCTATTAAAAAATATGGTACTACATCTTCAATCGAAAAAGTAGGTAAAGCTGTATATATGACAGAAGATGGAGCTAAAGTTTCATCTGCAACTACAGACCCTGCTACATTTGGTGGAATAATATTTGCAGTATCCGGTGAAGCAGAAACTAATTTAACAAGTAAAGTACCTTATTTTGACGGTAATTATACAATACCAAAAGGTAAATACTTTACAATGGCAAGAAATTGCTTAATTCATGTAATGGGTGATGCAACTATCAAAGAAGGAGATATGATTACTCTTGGAGCTGATGGTTCATTTACAAAAACTACTGATGCAACCAAAAAAGTTGGAACTGCATATAGTAACCCAAGTTCAAATAATATAATTTACGCTTACATAGGAGCGCAATAGGTGAGATGATAAAATGGCAAAAGATTTAGCTGAATTTGCTAACGGCTCTGTAAAGATGAATGATAATGCATGGGACCCAGAGCTTAGTACAGATATTATAGAATATATGGAACAAATATCAGATTTCAGACAATTTGTTAGAATATTTCCGACAGATAGTTTTGCAGTAGTATTACCAAGACGATGGTCTACTGGTATTGCTGTAGAAGTAGTTGAAGGTTCTGAAATACCTAAAGCACACGATGTCTATGATAATATTAACATTAACTTAAGACAAAACGGTACTGGTATTAGAATGACTGATGAAGCTCAAAAAATGATGAAGTTTGACCAAAACTATTTCCAAAAAGAAGCTCAAAGAGCTGTCGAAAGAATGGCTAAAAAGGAAAATACAGATATCGCTAATGTATTATTAGCTGGTGCTGGATTAACCGTACAATCAGCAAACAAAGTATTAACATTTGATGATATAGTAGATACTAAAACTATTATGGAAGAAAATCCTTATGGAATGGAACCAAATGTTATATTAATGAGCGCAAGAAGCTATGCTGATTTAATTAAAGACCCTAACTTTAAAACTTACTCTAATTCTGGAATTGCTGGTGTTGTAACTACTGGTAATATTGGATTAGAAGTAGATGGTATGAGTATTATAAAAATACCTGAAGTAGGAGATAATGTTTATTTAATAAACACAGCTGAAGACCCAATATGGTTAGTTCAAAATGGAACTATGAATACTGAAAGTTACAGAATACCTGAAACTCGTGAAGATGCTTTAGATTTAACTTTATATGAAAAACCAGCTGTACTTAGACCAGACGCAATTGCAAAAATTGAAATTACTCGTACAGATGAAAAACGAACTTTCCCTGAAGGCTGGGACCCATTAACTGGCTACCCAAATCCCTGAGAACTCTGTCGAGCGAGCCATCAAGTTTAGCGTTACTGATGGCGCAAGCTCCATAAGTGGAGCAACTGTGCAATTATCTAATAACGAACATACTTATAATGGAACTACTGGAACTGATGGTAGTGTTACATTAAATGCCGTTGATGGCGATTATACATATACAATTACTAAAACAAATTATACAGATGTTAGTAAAAGTGTAAGCGTTTCAAAAGACCAAACAATTAGTGTTACAATGCATATAAAAACTGGAACAGTATCTATAAGTGTATTAGACCAAAATGATGGTGGAGTTGCAAATGCAGTTATTACATTAACCGATACAACTAAATCTACTAATAAATTCTCAACAAGTGCTAGTGGTACTGGCTCTTCTGGAGGAGCAAGTATTAGTGGAGTAAGTTATGGTACATATAAAATAACTCTTGATTTAACCAATGCAACAGGATATACAGCTCCTACTAGTATTGATAACTTAACTGTGGATAGTAGTACAGAAACATTAAATATTAAAGTAACTAAAAATTAAAGTGAAAATAGAATGAATTAAGTCGAGGTAAGTAGAATGACAACAAAGAAAACAAAAGATTCAAGTCAAAAAACAATTAAAATCACATTTAGTCCTTTAAATAGTGCGGCAATGGAAAAGGTAGTTTTATTAAA